TTTTTAACATGCTCCTCGTAATTTTTAAGGATCTCATCATAAGGATTAGCTACGGTCTGGTTAGCTCTCTCGTTCATCCCAGAGGCAATGGCTTTTATCCCATCACTCACGCCTTTCAGCTTATCCTCCATGTCCTGAGGTATGATAATGGAGAGGGTTTCTCTAGCCTCATCAACAAACGTGGCTATACCATTCAGAATTAGAGCCCATGAGGCATTAACCACTCCTACAATCATATTGAAAGGGTAGGATAGTAGTTCGAATATTGTCTTACCAACATATTGGATATCAGCTATCAGCTTGCTTGAGAAGTCAGCGATCTCCACCCCAGCTATCTTTGCAAATGTAGCAACAGCCACTGGGAAATGCGCAAACTCATCCAACTGCCTGGAGATATCAGCATCAAATAGCTCACCGAAGTTGCGTTTAAAGTCAGCAGCAAAACCACCAGTATCGGTATTCAGGATGTTAAAGAACTCTTCAAAGGAGTTCTTAAGAATGGTAACCTGTTTAACGACACCTTCTGCAAATGTTGGATCTGCAAGCTGCTTAGATAGATCCTCCATCATATTGGAGAAGCCTCTACTCACTCCAACAAGTTCATTGACTCTTCCAATGAAAGCAGAGGCACCTGTCATCCCTTTCTCCCAGCTCTTGCCGATAGAGAAAGCAACATGCGAGTAAGCCTCATCAACAGCCCCAGCCTGTTTCTCCAGGGATCTCAGTACCATCTCAGAGGAGAGTGCCTGATCTTTAGCCATAGTCTTGAGTTCTGCTGTGCTCACTCCCAGCCCTTCAGCTATCGCTTTAGCTAAGCCGGGGGTTTGTTCAAGTATGGAGTTCATCTCTTGAGCAGACGCTTTGAAATCGTTTCCTATTGCTTGGCTGAACTGACGTAAAGCACCTGACGCTTCAGCAGCATTAGATCCACCAAGAGCAACAGCTTTGTTGGTGGTCTCTACAATCCTCAAGAGCCTTTCCTGGGAAATTCCAAGATCTGATGTCCCCGACTCAAGCCTACGGTATAAAAGGCCAGTGGCATCTAATTCGGAGGCTGTGGATCTGGCAATCTCAGTCACTTGAGACTGGACATCACGGTAGTCTGCAAGGCTATCTGTAGCAATGCGAATACTATTAGAGAACTCAGTGTAGCCATCTGCTAACTGAATAGTTTGACGAACAGCTTGAGTAGTGGCATAGAGCGCCGCTAAAGACGCTCCTGCCCTTATTGCTGTTTTTTCTAAGCCTTGGAGGGCTCCAGTCACGTTACCGATGTTTTGGTGACCAGCTACCCTCACTGTGAGGAATAATGTGCCAAGATTTAAAGACATGATATCTCCTACCTACGTATGATTGGGGCTCTCCCCCCGGTTTTCCTTTCCCGTTCCCTTTTTGCCCTTTCTCTTTTTTCCTCTTCAGCTTCTATGGAAAATATATCTATCCAGAAATCAAAGTGTTCAGCAGGCATATTCAGGACTTCAGTAATATCCTTTTTTAATTCCCGGCAAAGCCTAGCAACTAATCTGTCTTCCCAGTTGTTAGCGAGTTCTCGCCTTCGGGCTTTTTTTCCTCTTCACTCGCAAATCCAAGAAGCAGAGGTGCTTTGGCTGAAACTTTATCGACAAATCCACCCATACCCATGTTTCGGAAGGCTTCTATGTCAGTTTCATCAAAAACCTTCTCTGTTGTGCCTGGAATCACAGTACATATGATAGCCACCCACTCACTCATATCTAAGATAGTGGGATCTTTACCATCGCCTATTTTTGCTTTTCGGAGTATTTCTTTACGCTCGTGAACCAAGGGGGCTAATAGTTCAAATACCTCCCCGTTGTAATTAATCTCAACACGTTTGCGCTCAGGTGATTTAAGAGCTGCCGAACGCAGTTTATTACGGATATCACTCATTTTAATTCCTCGTAAGATAAGAAAGCCCCCTTGCGGGGGCAGGTTTTATTGGTTATGGTACGGCTGTAAAGGCTCCGTCACCCATCAAGGTAACACTGAAGCTGTTCATGTCATCGATACTAGATGCCAGACTGCATTCACTAACAACCACTGTTCCACCATAGCCATTAGTGCCATCATACAGGTATTGAGCTAAGATGTCCACTTGACTCTCGAAAGAGTTCAATACAACTTGGACAGCATATGAGAGTGTGGTGTCACTGGCGTGATCCCAAGAGAATGGGACTATATCAGGATCAGAGACAGAAAGAACAAAGCTAACACTCTCCATCTCATTGTCACCCACCTGACCCTCTTGGTTACTGCTGGTTTGACGAAACCAACCACGTGCAGTTGACTTTCCGTTTCCATCGGCATTGACTTCGATAACGATAGCTTCACGAGCTGCTAAAGCCGTCTGCCAAGCATCGGAGGCTTGGAAAATCCCATTAAGCTCCAGGTTAACAGTTCGCAGGCCAGCTTCATGGGTTCGGTATCCACCGTTGGATTGGACAACGGGGTAGCAGCTAGTGTCAAAAGCGTTAACGCTCTGAGTTAATGTGAAGTCACGTGCACATCCAAAAGTTGACATTGGATAGTAAGTGGCATCCACGGTGATGCTTCCAACAATAGTGTAACCACTGTCGAAAGTAACCATACCAAACAGATAGTCAATGCTTTCAATGTTCGCAGTGGAAACGGGGGAGCCATCGTCATAGACAGTCAAGGTAGCTGTGGTTGACCACACTTCTTTAGCTGAATCATCAATACGGTAAGTCTTGCCTGTTACAACAGACATCGCTTCACCTGTTGTAGCGGTAGCTGTTCCGCTTTTCTTCATTACGGCATTGTATCCAGCAAAGCCCTTGTAGTAGGCACTGCCTACAATGCTCCAATCAATCAAACCTGTTAATCCAGAAGCAAAAGTTTGGCCAAGGATAGAGTCATCCAATTGGTCACCGTTTGCCTGGAATGAGCCATCCGGCCCAGGGAGTGAGTAGTAGTTTGACCCACTATCATCACTAACTCGTATTACCTTAGACATAGTTTTCTCCTGTTAGAAAGGTAGGCGTACCCCTCCGGGCACATTTTCACTTACAATTTTAAAATTAAGACTGAACACATGTCGCTCTCTTTGGTCCATTCCAGTGTGACTTATACCACCAATTGAAACAAAAAGCACGTAACTTTTTCCGTTTACAGTTTGAGGGGGGATACCAAGGATAGCATCTTGGACTTGCTTAGCCCAGGTATAGCTTGTCTCATAGTCCCTCTGGGGTCCTCTTGCAAGAAACTGAACCATCAGCTCATCCCTCTGGCAGCGAGGGTTAAGGTATATTGCTCCAGTTTCAAATACTCCTATTGCTTTGTCTGGCGAGTCATTCCTATCTGGGAGCTGGCCTATGTAGATATCCGTACCTACTGTCCCAACCCCTCGCGTTTCTAGGAGGTCAGCCATATCTTTTGCTACTGATGTCATATTCTAAGCTCCGCTATGATGTAATTGGGAAGCCCATACCCATTGCTGTAATATGGGATCTGCAAATACTTGTTACGTGTTCCTGGGGTAGTCCAGTTTACAGTGTTGGGCCACTCATGAACAGTGGCTGCATAGGGGCTTCTAAACCCCACCTCCCACTCCATACCGTTTAAGGTGGATCTACTGACAGTGTACCTGGACCCTCTTAGAGCCCCTGTGTCCATAGGGGTGATCTGGTTCACTGCCTGATTTTGGATTTCTATCCATCTCTCAGTTGCTCTGTAAACTCTGCGCATGATGTCTCGATATGCCCTCCCCACTGCATCGGCTGGGTTCCTGCCTATCCCCCTCCAAACATACGCCCTAATCAAGGTAGGTAAACCTCTCGTAGCGATCAGCCCTCACTGATGGGACAGTCACTGTGCGGATAACCCTCCTTGCTGTCTCAGGGGGTAGGGCATCTGTTGAAATTCCATTGTACATGTAGTCCCCTGTCTGGAATACCTCATCAAACCAGACCCTGGCATTACTGGTCTTGGTCTGTCCAACAGCTGGGGTATTCAGCTCTGCAATTCTATCTTCCCATCTGGCTTTTACCACTCGAGGGGCATTTAGTGCCGGAAACCCGTCATCTCCTAGCCCATTCTGCGTCCAGATAGTGACATCTTGAAATCTGTTATTAAAAGGCATAACTACCCCCTTATAATCCGACCAGAAACACGAACAGGTATTCCCAGGTGTCTCAAAGTGAGGGATACATAGGAGTAATCCCGCCCTGTGCTTCCACCGCCATTGTATTGTACCTCACTAGAGCCTATGCGCTCTCGTGTGACGTTATCTCCAACCTCATTAAGGGGGTTGGTTAGGTGAGCAACAGCCAGCTCACAGCAAGCTTTAAGAAGCGCTGTAGGCATGACACCTGATCCACCAACAGTACGCCCCTCTTCATCGGTGAAGGCAACTCTTGGCCAGCCTAGCTCTTGGGCTGTGGAAAGGATTGAGCTATTCCATCTCCACTTGCTGTCTAAGTCCTGTGTGGCATAACGAAGAGCATTCTCTTTAGCAGCTGTTGTGGCAGCTTCCCACACAGCGTTTCCCGCTAAGTAGGTATCTGCATAAGTAACAGAAGCATAAGCCTCGGCCCCACTAACAACAGTTCCATCTTCAACTATTAACATTTCCAGTTAACCTCCATATATTTAAACCCATCTGTATTCTGCTTCACAGGTACAGGGAAGAATTCAGCAAGCTTCTCTATGTCACCTCGATCAAAGTGGAGGTCAATATTGGAGAGGTCTGCTTTGTTGTTGCGAACGATAACTGAAATATTATAGCCGTAGACAAGTATGCTTGCCTTAGAGCAATCAATTCCAGATAATATCATATTGTACACTAAGGAGAGGGGGGTGAAAAGATTTACATGACCACCAACTAAGGAATCCTTACGTGGTGGGACAGTTATGGCGATAATTCCACCAGGTGAACAGAAAGCCTGGACAGCTTCTAGGAATTCTCTTGTGTTTGGATGATGCTCAAGTACATGGCTTGCCCATACACATTGGTATTTACTGCCTTTGCCCATTGGACGCTCTCTAGCAAAGTCCTGGACAGTGATATCAGCCTCCCCGTTTATATCCAAAGTAGTGACATCTATCCCAGCCTCTCTGAATAGAGCTGCATGTTTACCAGACCCGCTCCCTACATCGAGCAGGCTTCGAGGGTTCATACTGATTACTTTCTTAACAGCCTCGTAGCTTGGGATTGGCATTTCACACCTACATTTTGTAATCAAAGAATCTAAAATCCTTCTGATATTTAGCAGCTACCATCCCTCGTAGCTCAGGCGTCCAAGGATCGTCCTCAGGTGTTTTATTCTCCCAAGGTAGATCTGGAAATCCATATTTTTCCTGCAAATAAAACCATCCGTTGGCCATGTCCTCCACCTTACCTGTCCAATCGGGCAAGTAATGACCATTCCAGTGGAGGATTTCGTGCATTGGTCGGTAATGCACGTTGGCCACGGACAGATCTTCTAAACATACCTCTTTCACAAACGCTTCAAAGCTCATTCCCGTTTCAAAGTTGTTGCTAGCTCTCAATGCAAACTTATTCGGGACTTTGACTTTTTGCTTCCATAAGGATAGCAGCCTGTCATACGGGTTTCTTACAAAGGTTATCCTAACCTTCCTCCCAGCTTCAAACGTTTCCCGTTTGCTCAGGTACTTTAACGCGCCTTTGGCGTGGACATTCTCAACATCCTTGCCTAAGAAAGCAGTCTTGATCGAAGTGCAACAGCACTTGGGAACTCCCAGAATAATCACGCCCTGAGTATTTTTAAACTCGTAATCGGGCTCGAAAAAGGTGCTCTTAGACACTGTAGTGTCCTCTTACCAAACTCTCAAGCTGTTCTGTGTTACGGGGCAACTCCCCCACCAGCTCCTTTACGGCTGCTCTTTTGGCAAACCATTTCAACCCTTCTAGGGATTTCATAAATTCCTCATAAGAAGGAACTCCTTCCTGAGATGCCTCTTTTTGGGCAGGGGGAACACCCCCTTCTTTATCAATTGATTCTTTCACAACAGTCTCGTTTGCTGTTGGTACCTCCACCGGCTGATGGAGAGCATAATTAGTCCCGTCGAACGGGTCATTTCCATTGATACACTTTATCAAAAACTGGAATGGAAGTCCAGTACGAATCTCACTTAATTTCCACTGAGCATAAGCTAGGCGGCTGAAGTATGCTTTCATTTGCTCAATGTCTGGTACGTTTGTCAATTCACCGATAGCTCCAAGTTGACAAGCCAGCTCTTGATAGTGGCAGTCTGGATCTATAGCTACAACAGGCTTTCCTGCAAGGAGGGCTTCCACACCTGAAGTGGAGTTGTAGGAGATCATGAATTGGCAGCTTTCAACAGCCTCCTCCAGGGTCTCATGCTCACTTATCTCATATCCCTCTATGATATTCTTCATCATAGGGTGGGGGCGGTATACAGGCACGTATCCCATGCCTTGTACCTGCCTGCAAAGGTTAAGACAGAACTTGTCCATCTCAGCTTTGTCCATA